TGCGCCTGGCAGAAGAACTAACAAGCCTTGGTCTTATTAAAAGACAATACAATGAAGAAAACAAAGAAACTAGATACAGCCTCTATAAGAGATAAAATAGACACAAGTTTGCTTACCAAGCAAGTGTCAAAGTTAATAGACGATGCTGTGCCAAAAAACATACTAGGATTACTGGCTCTCGGAGTCGATGATGAAACAGGTGTAATCCTAGCAAAACGCTATAAACTATCCGCTGTGGATAGAAATGACTATTTTATAGTAGACATTAAATCCGGCGATGTTATATATGAACACATAGCACTATTATCCAGTGCTCTTAATATTATTTGGTGGCTATCAAACCCCATAACAAGTCCCAAGCAAAAAGACAAAATAATATACGAATTGGATCAAGAATACTACCGATGTCTTGAGGACATACGATATTACAGGGCAAAAACTGCCAAGGACACGGAATTACAAGAACTTTTTAATATAAGGTTGGGTCAGGCTAAGTTTAGACTGCAAGACATCAAAACTGAAATATCTAAAATATATTGATAAATAAAACTAAAGGATACTACTATGAACACCTCCGAAATTTTTAACCCAGCGCAACGTAAACAACGTGTCGTTGAGAACTTCTTAACAAGCCAATACGGCTTAAAACTAGCCGCTTACGGCGACGCTGTCAAAGTACAGACTATGATAGCTAAGTTGGTTACAGAAAACCAACACATGTCTACTACAGTAGTAGACTACCAACGCAATGACCGTTATGTTAAAAACACTATGATCATTGAAGCACTAAAAACAATTCTAAAAGAGATTGGTCCTGCAAGACCTAAGCGTAAGCTAGGTGAACAAAGCGGTGAAGATCTAGCTCAAGCAGAGTTAATTTTAGTTGCCAAGAACATGGTAGAAAAGCTACAGGGCATGGCTGAAGATGTTGCTAAAATGGCCACCGACGAGCTAATGCCACTAGCTGAAAAATTAAAAGTTAGCTTTGGTCAAGACGTTGGTAATCAATTTAACGATGCCGCAGACGCCGCGCTACAGACATTACTACAATCTGTTAAAGCAGGTAAAGACGAACTAAGCAATGCAGTTGGTGTACTAACTGGTGAAGCTCCTGCTACTGCTCCAGACATGTCTGGTGGTTTGCCTGATCCTACAGCTGACATGGGCTTGGGTGGTGACGAGTTTGCCACAGCTGATGCAGCCAGTGGTGAAGAAGAATTACCAACAGGTCGTGAGTTGAAGTAATGCGCTTATTTGAATTTGTTGACTCTGATTCACAGCTACTAGATACTTTAACTAGTATCGTAGTTCGTGCCAAAGCAGAAGGTGTGGAGCATATTGCAATGCAACAGCTTATCAATGATCTAGGAGATAGAACTCTAACTCCTGAATTATTAGTTAGCATTATTAGTGGCCACACCGGTCAACTCAAAGATCTTATTGCCAATGCAACTCTGGATCAGATAGATATTAATACTGGTGTCACAAAAAAAGTACAACAACAATCAGACCGTGATACCAGTAGAATGAAAGCCACTGCGGCCAAGCAGGCACTTGATAATTTGGATAGTTTATCATGACAGGTATAATGTTAACTGCATCACAGGCCCGAGCCAAGTCTAGAAATGATATTATCATTTTTAATGAAATTCGTACTATAGAACTGGCAATTTTAAATGCCAGCGGCGACGGTGATCTAAGTGTTGAAGTCACAGGCACAGCTATGACTAGTACCACAGACGAAATAGTTACTGCAAGGGAATATTTCAAAGCCTGGCAGGGTAGCGTACCAAATAGAGCCAAAGAACAACAAATGGCAAATATTGTTGATTATTTCTATGGCTTAGGTTATCAAATTGAAAGACGAGTAAACGGTGCCACCGGCGACACGTTTAAATGGTCTGTTTATTGGTAATAAAACAGGTAGACATGTAACAATTAATGTTGTATAATTGTTACATGCTTTTCAATCCATTATACACATACCAAAAATTAAAACGAGATGAATCTACAGGCAAGCGACTTTATGCCTGTCCAGACGGATTTAAAGTACCCAGTGTTACCACTGTACTAGACTCAACTAAAGACAAAACTTTTCTCATAGAATGGCGCAAACGTGTAGGAGATGCAGAAGCCACTCGCATCAGTACAGAAAGTGCAGGCCTAGGTACACTTGTGCATACACACTTAGAGAACTATGTTTTAGGCAAAGACAGACCCTCGGGTAATAATACTGTGCAGACCATGGCCAAAGCTATGGCAGATACCATGATCAATGAAGCTTTCTGTGACATTGACGAAGTATGGGGCATTGAAGCGGCATTATATTATCCTGAACTCTATGCAGGCACCAGTGACATGATCGGTGTACACAAAGGCACTCCTGCAATCATTGACCACAAAACAACTAAAAAAACTAAAAAGAAGGAATGGATTGAAGATTACTTCTTACAGTGTTGTGCCTATGCCCTAGCACACAACGAAGTGCATGGTACAGATATCAAGAAAGCAGTTATTAATATCGTAGATCGCGATGCCAAGCTACAGAGTTTTATCATTGAAGGCAGCGAATTTGATCATTATGCCGCACAGTGGGCACAGCGTGTAGATCAGTATTACAGATAAATAGTTTTACTATGGCAGAAACAATAATTGCAAAAATACAAGTTCGTAGAGGCGAGCTAGATGACTTACCAGTCTTAGACGAGGGTGAGTTCGGTTACGCTGTTGACCACCGCAGACTTTTTATCGGAAATACTCCCTTAGAGTTTGTAACAGACGGCCTATCAACTAGATTCACTATCAGCGACAAAAGTCTTATTCCTGGTCAAATGAAGATATTAGTGGATGGAGTAGAAGAAGCTCCTGGTATTAATTTTAATTTAGACAAGACCGATATAGTCTGGGATACTCCTCCTCCTGCAGGTGTATTAGTTACGATAACATACAACACAGAACTTTCTGTGATCAACAACAGCATAAATCCTACAATGGAGATGGCACAGTTGCAGGGTAATGTTACTAATAGAGACACTGGACTAAACTGGAATATTGCCAACGGCAATTCTGCTATATTAAATTATAGTATTGTAAATACAGCAGGCGATATGCATATAGGTATATTAAAGCTAATAACAAACGCAAACATACTACCTACGCCAGTTAACGCTAATGATATCATCGTTGGTGTTACGGACATAGGCGGTGGTATGGGCCAAGCGGGCATTACATTTGATGCAAGAATAGAAAACAATAGAGTTCATTTGACTTATACGAACTCTACAGAATATCACGCAAACTTTTACTATAATATACAACTTTGGAACACGATCTAACACATTGGTACGGCAACACAACTGAGAAAATTCTTAGTTGGAGAGACCTTAGAAAAAAATCTGCCGAAGCCGGCAAAGAAGTTGCCATCAAATTGATTAATAATTGGTGGACCTATGCACCCTGGGTGCGCAAAACAATAGACCCATATAAACCTGAAACATGGCCCACACCCTGGGACATGATCAACAAGGGTCACTTCTGTCGTAGTGCTATCGCACTAGGTCAAGCATATACGTTTTGGACTCTGTATCCAGACATGGACTGTGAACTCTGGCTTATTAATAACAAGTCAGAGCAAGACGTGCATTTAGTCGTTGCTATTGATAAACTACTAATTTTAAATTATAATATGGGTTATATAGAGCACGTAGACGACATAGACTATGAGTTACTAGCAGTAACCGTTAAAAGCGACCTAGCACACATTAAAATATAATAGAATAACTAGTTCGACAGAGTAAATAGAACACTTAAACAAGTTCAAGAATAAAGGAAATAATAATAATGACATCAGCCAAACCCATCACCGTTGTCAAACGTAATGGAAGTAAAGAGTTACTAGCAGTAGAAAAGTGGCAGGCACAGATTGCCAAAGTCTGTAGCGGTATCGCAGATGTAAGTCAGAGCATGATAGAGATCAAGGCACAGCCGCATTTCTATGATGGCATTACTACTAAAGAAATTGACGAGATTACACTTCGTGCTATTGTTAACCTTATCGACGTAGAAGCCAACCCAGATATCGGACACACAAATTATCAATACGTAGCAGGTAAGCAACGTCTAAGTATGCTACGCAAAGACGTGTATGGTAATTATCAACCACCACACCTCTATGACATAGTACTAAAGAATGTCGCCACAGGATTGTACACCAGTGAACTATTAGAGTGGTACACTCCCGATGACTGGAACAAGATGAATGACATGCTGGAGCATGACAAAGACGAACAATATAGTTACGCCGCAATCGAGCAGTTGATTGAGAAATATCTAGTTCGTAATAGAGCTACAAAGGAAATCTATGAAACTCCACAAATACGTTACATGGTTGCTGCCGCCACAGTGTTCCACAAAGAAGAACCTAACAGCGCAAGACTGCGCTACATCAAAGAATACTACAACGCGGCTTCAGACGGCTTATTTACTCTTGCTACTCCAGTACTTGCTGGTCTGGGCACTCCCACCAAGCAATTCAGTTCATGCGTTCTTATTCGTAGTGATGACGATCTTGACAGTATCTTTGCTAGTGGAGAGATGATGGCCAAGTATGCCAGTAAACGTGCTGGTATTGGTTTGGAGATAGGACGTCTACGCCCGCTGGGTAGTCCTATTCGCGGTGGCGAAATTATGCACACTGGTATGATACCATTCTTGAAGAAGTGGTTTGGAGATTTGCGCTCATGCAGTCAAGGAGGTATTCGTAATGCAAGTGCTACTGTTTTTTATCCTATTTGGCATCATCAGTTTGATGATCTTATTGTCCTTAAGAACAACCAAGGAACAGACGAAACCCGTGTCCGTTTTATGGATTATGGGGTTGTGCTTAGTGCTTTCTTCTGGAGACGATTTAAAAACAAAGAAGCAATAACCTTCTTTGATCCCAATGAAGTACCTGATTTATACGAAGCCTTTTACAGTAATACTGAAAAATTTGAAGAGCTGTATGTAAAGTATGAGAATACACCAGGTCTTCGTAAGAAAACTATGTCAGCTGAAGAAGTATTCAAAGGCGGCATTCTAAAAGAGCGCACTGATACAGGGCGTATCTATCTGGTGTTTGTAGACAATGTTATGAACCAAGGCCCGTTTGATCCAGAGTATCATACGATTTATCAAAGTAACCTCTGCTGTGAAATTCTACTCCCTACTAAGTCTTTTAAACGTCTTGATGATCCTGATGGTCGCATTGCTTTGTGCACGTTGGGTAGTATTAACTGGGGAGCTTTCCGCAATCCAGAAGATATGCGTAGGGCTTGCCGTATTCTTCACCGCAGTCTTAACAACATCCTCGATTATCAAGACTTCTTAAGTATCCAGAGTAAGTTGAGTAATGATGAGATCCGTCCATTGGGTATCGGTATTACTAACTTAGCATACTGGCACGCCAAGCGTAGCTTGAAGTACGGTGAGAAAGATGCACTACATGAAGTTAAGTCATGGATGGAACATCAAGCATTCTATCTAACAGAAGCCAGTGTTGAACTTGCCAAAGAACGTGGTAAGTGTGAAGGCAGTGATCGTACACGTTATGGGCAGGGTACGTTCCCCTGGGAATTACGTGCTAAGGGTGTTAATGAACTTGCAGACTTTACTCCAGAACTAGATTGGGAAACTTTGCGCACACAAATGAAAGAACATGGCGTTCGCAATGCTACACAAATGGCAGTGGCTCCTGTAGAGTCTAGCTCAGTTGTTATTAATTCAACTAATGGTATTGAAATGCCAATGAGTTTAATTAGTACAAAAGAAAGTAAAGCAGGATCATTTACGCAGGTTGTTCCTGAATATCATAATGCCAAAGTTCGTAAGAACTATCAACTGATGTGGGAACAAAAAGACTGTGATGGATACTTAAAGACAGCTTCAGTCATCGCCGCTTATATTGATCAAAGTATTAGTACTAATACATTCTATAACCCTGCTCACTTCCCCGAACGTAAAGTTCCTACAACATTGATTGCTAAGAACTTGATGCAAAGTCACTACTGGGGTTTAAAGACTTTCTACTATAGCTTGATTAACAAAGCAGGTAGCAGGGCAGTAGAAGAACAACAGCCGGATAATGTTATCAGTTTGAATTTTAATCAACAAGACGAACTTGATGATGACTGTGAAGCGTGTAAACTATAATGCTAGAAACTATCTGTGACATAATGGTAGACGCTTATAAGCGTAACTGGATTACAAGTCGTGACGGTAATGTAAGTATTCGCCATCACGACCGTGATCACTTCTATATTACACCAAGCGGTGTACGGAAGCAGACAATGCAACCAGATCAGTTTAAAAAGATCAGCATTGATAAAACAATACACAGTGGTTATGGTACTGCGGCATTTAATTATAATTGGCGCGACCTTCCTTACAGTGATATCAGCGCCAATCTAAAACCCAGTGGAGAACTTCCACTACATTTTGGTCTGCAAAAAGAAATGGGTCAGCATAAAGATGATGTTAGAGTTGTTGTCCATGTGCACCCTACATATTGTATTGCGGCCATGCATGCCGGTATTGATTTGAGTACAATTAGCTCAGCGTTCCCAGAACTAAATCGATACACAAAGGTAGCACCAAATGTGGGTGACGTTGCACCGATCAGCCAAGAGCTTGCGGACCAATGCCATAGTATGTTACAATTAGATCGCGATGGTAATATTGCCTATGATATTGTAGGAATTAAAGGTCACGGAGTAGTTGCCATTGACACGAGTCCGTGGCGTGCCTATGAGCACATTGAGAGATTAGAACATATTTGCAAGATAGTACTTGCTTCAGGAAATTATTAAAATGTCAAAACAACAGTATAACTTAAACACAAAGACAGACTATCTTAATCGTAAGATGTTCCTAGACCCAGAAGGTCCAGTTACTATCCAACGATTTGAAGAAGTAAAATATAAAAAGATCGCAGACTTTGAAACAACTGCACGTGGTTTCTTTTGGGTACCAGAAGAGATTAGTTTGACCAAAGACGCCAACGACTTTAAAGATGCCAGTGATGCGGTTAAGCATATCTTTACAAGTAACTTACTTCGTCAAACTGCCTTAGATAGTTTACAAGGTCGCGGCCCAAGCCAAGTTTTTTCACCTGTGATATCTTTGCCTGAGTTAGAAGCATTGGTGTATAACTGGACATTCTTTGAAACTAATATTCATAGTCGTAGTTACAGTCACATCATTCGTAATATCTATAACGTACCTAAAGATGTATTCAATACTATCCATGATACAAAAGAGATTGTGGACATGGCTAGTAGTGTAGGTGATTACTACGATGCATTGCATAAGATTAACTGTCGTAAAGAGTTAGGTGAAGTAGTAACTGAAGAAGAACACGTCAAAGCAATTTACATGGCACTACATGCTAGTTACGCATTAGAAGCATTCCGCTTCATGGTATCATTCGCTACAAGTCTAGCAATGGTAGAGAACAAAATCTTTATTGGTAACGGCAACATTATCAGTTTAATTTTGCAAGACGAGTTACTACACAAAGGTTGGACTGCGTTCTTGATTAATCAAGTAGTCAAGGAAGATAGTCGCTTTGCCGCCGTCAAGAAAGAATGTGAAGCTGAAGTCTATGCACTTTACATGGATGTTATCCGTGAAGAAAAGGCCTGGGCAGACTATTTGTTTAAGATGGGTCCAGTTATTGGTCTTAACGCAAACATCTTAAAAGAGTTCGTTGACTACACGGCAGTTAATGCACTAAAGGAAATAGGTATTAAATATCAAAGTCCTGCACCAAAGACTACACCTATTCCTTGGTTTAACAAGCACAGTGACACCAGTAAGAAACAAACAGCATTGCAGGAAAGCGAAAGCACTAATTATGTTATCGGCGTAATGAGCGATAGCATTGATTATGATGCACTACCTGCACTATAAGGAACGACATGAGAATCAACGAAGTAATAGCACAGATCAATGATCAGTGGTTTGAACAAGGCGGCTTTAACACATTTAAAAAGCCTGCAAAAGAACGATATGTGATTGCACAAGAGCCAGGTACAATACAGACATTGGAAGGTCCTGTAAATTATCAAGCAGGCTTTTACATTATGACAGGACCTAAAGGTGAACAATACCCTATTACTCCTGAAAAGTTTAAAGAACTAAAAGACGATCTTGGTAATGGTGTTGCTAGTCCTAAGAAGATCATGAAGATGGCTAAACTTGCTGACCATGATGGTAGTGTACCTACATCCTGGGGCGAAACATTGCACTACACAGCAGGCAATGATTATATTGTCAAGCATGGTGCAGGCGATTACGGCGTAGTAAAGAAAGATATCTTTGCTCAAACATACGATACAACTGGAGCATAATATGCAGATAAGAGTAAAAGACAAAAAAGACGATGGTGAGGATTTTGGTGCCTGTGGTTGCGGTCGTAGCCCAAATGGTAAATGTATAGGTTGGCATGGTCTAACTGAAGAACAATATCAACAAGCACTAGACGAATACGAAAAGAATTTATTTGAAGATGGAGCAGGAATATGAAAGTAGAAATTTATACCAAGGACCAGTGCCCATACTGCGTCCAAGCAAAAAATGTATTTAAAAGCAAAGGTTGGGAGTTCACTGAACATCATATCAATGCAGAAACAAGAGAAACATTGTTAGAAAATCTAACAACAAGATTGGGGGCCGCGCCACGTACTGTGCCTCAGATCTTTATCGACGATCAGGCCATTGGTGGTTATACTGATCTAGTAGCGTGGCTAAAAACTCAATAATTTAATATGTTAAAAGAAAACAAAATCGGAAAAACAATAAGCATGAAACTTAGTAGCGGCGACGAAGTCGTTGGTAAAGTTACAGGGCAAACAGCAGAAGGTCTTACTATCAGTAAGCCTGTTATTCTAGCAGCCAGCAGAGAAGGTCTACAAATGGTTCCTTTTATGATGACGGCCAGTCCCGACGGAGAATACCTGTTCAAAACACATAACATCATGTGTGTCGTTGACACTGGCGATCAAGTTGCAGACGCTTACCTTGAAAGCACAACTGGTATTAAACCAGTTCGAAACAGCAGTAGTATCATAGTCTAATATGCCAGAAGTTCACAGGTTAAATGATCCCAATGATGACGGTGCAGTCATAGAAGAAGTTATACAAAGCACTGTCTTTGCAAATAACATGTTGGTAAGTGTAGATGGCAGCCCTGTTGAAGAACACGGTATCGGCGAGCATGACAGCCCCGTTACCGCCAATGGTAGTACAACAGTGTTTATCAATGGGATTCCTGTGAACCGTCGTGGAGACGAAGATAGTTGTGGACATGTCAGAGAACAGGGCAGTCCAGATGTATTCGTGGAGTAGCGATAAATATCTAAATACATTGGATAATTATGGCCAGCCCACTAAAAATAACATTTCCCGCTAATTTACCTAAAAACGAAAAGGAACTCATCTGTATGCTATTGGCAGGCAGATTAAAAGACCTTTTCAAAGGTAGATTAGTCTGCGCTCAGCTTGCCATAGATGATTTAATAAAAGAAACTACAGGTGTTAGTGCACTGGGTTCTTTGCGTGAAGCCTTGGTCAATATGAATTCCGCAATAAATGGACTCAAAGCAGCCACAGGTTACAATGAAATATTAAACGGTGTAAACAAAGCACTGGGTCAGATCAATAATGTATTCAGCCTCGGTGGTCTATGCCCTAGTCCAGTCCGTGCTCCTAAGATACCAGACGTACTGGCACAACTTAACGCAAACTTATTTGGACAAGCTAATAATATATTAAACGCACTGGGTAAAGCAATGAACCCAAGCATGTGCTTAGGTGGCGGTCCCGGTGGTATAGGAATTAACTGGAATAGTTTTCCCGGAGATTTGCAAAATTTAAAAAACGCTATTCAAAGATTTAAAAACGATCCTGCTGGATTTCAAAGTACGATGTCTGCATTTGAACGAAACTTAAAATCTCAGGTATCCAGTATGAATTCTGAGATCAAGCGTTTGCAACAAAACCTAGCAGATCCATTGGGACTTAATAACAAACTTAATACGTCAAGATCGCTACAACGTGCCAAGAATAATACAGACGGTTACCCAGTTAAAGACGCACAGGGTATATTACATAAAAATGCACTTAGATCCATGGTCACAGCAGACGTAGAAGCTGTGATAGACAATGGCGATAAAACTGTAGTCACATATAAGACAGTGCCTATATTAAATTACTGCGGAGACATAGAAGGTTACAAAAGAGTAGCGATCACTGGTCCACTTGAGTATGCAGGCTGGGATCCTAATAATCCTGATTTGAATGCAGATACACCTACAACAAATCCAACAGCTACATACTTGAACTATGATTACTTGTTTAAAGAAGAAAACAATGTAATAAACGTTTATGATAAGACCGGCGCTATAGTATCAGATATAGACATTGCCAGGGGTAATGCATATAGGATTGGTTTTGAATTAGCTACAACAGGAATTAAATTTTATTCTGATAGTTCATATACCACTACATGGGCAGAAGGCTTTACATTTAGTAAAACACCAGAAGCAGGCGGTGAGCTGGAGATATTATATCCAGATTCATCAGTGGTATTTGAACGCGGTGATTTAGACTGGCGTGTGCTAATAGAAAATCCAACAACGCCTAACTCCTTATACTGGAAAGCAACAAATAATCAGCATGGTAATATTAATGTTGATGTTAATAGCCCAACAGAAGTACCAGAAGAAGACAGGACATATGACATCGCCATGGCAGTTAAAAAAGCCTGCCTACATTTAGTAACGGATTCCGAATCTATTCCAGGTACATCTACTTCTGTAAAGTATGATAGATTCTATGGTTCTGGTACAACTTCGCAGAGAAAATACAATGCAGTGGCTAAGGTGTTTAATAACACTGGTAATGAATTGGGTTCTATAACGGTTAATGATATCGCTGTTGATGTTTATGATACCACAACGTATAATGACGGTGCAATTAAAACCGTTGCTCAGATCAGCAATGGTGTATATCTAATATATAAACGTTATATCAGTATAGAAAATGGATTGGAAATTAGCCAAATACATTTTTATATTTCCAGTTCTAACAATGAAAATGATGCCGCAGAATGTGTTTTATTAAAATTTACAGATCCCATCACATTATTAAACTCTACCAAGCTACCATATACTGATACATATTCTTATAATGCCACAGTGACACGAAAAGATGGCAGTGGTAATTTTGTTCCAGTAACCACTCCGATAACAAACTCTGATCAGGTAAAGTTTGAATTATATAAACAGGGTGTAAGGCAATTTATTCGTTTTAATCTAACTTCTAATACAGAAGCTAACAAATTTAATACTCCCAAGAATGAATTCGTACTACAAACTGATATAGAGATTGATCCTGCTGATCTCAGTAGAACATTCATTAATTCCGATCCGGTTGAGTATAGAACATACATTTATGTAAAGACCAATGACGGTAATGGTATAGAATTAGTGCTCACACTGGCATAAATCGGTTAACCTGCATTTGACAATAAATCGCTTTTAGTATACAATTAAGCACTAGGAGTAATTCTGATGCTTAAACTAATCGCCAAATTCCTTACCAAAATTGGTAGACAGCGTATTATTATGGACAGGGAAAGTAACGAACCGTATATGGAACGTTATTACATCTTTCTCAAAGACCGTACTTGGTTTCCATTTAATGTCTTCTTACACAAGTTTTTAAAATCAGATCCGGATGATGTTCATGATCATCCTTGGCCCTACGCAACTTTAATTCTCAAAGGCGGATATTATGAATGGATTCCTCAGTTTAACAGCAAAAATGAAAAGATCGGTGAGCTACAAGTTTGGCGAGGACCCGGCAGTTTTCGTGTATGTGGCGCTAATAGCTATCATCGTATTGAGCTTGATCCTAGCGTAGAATGTTGGACAATGTTTATGCCCGGACCACAACGACGTGAATGGGGTTTCTTAGTTAATAATAAATGGATACACAATGACGAATACATCAAACAACGTATTGCTTCAGCCACCAAGCAGTGATTGGACAGACGAACAAGTGGCTGCGTTTCGTAGCTGGTTAGTAGGA